GTGTTCAGTCAATCAGATGGAGATTTTTTAGAGTCTGGATTTAGAAAAGGAATGACTCTTTATTGGAAAGCTATAGACAATGCAAATGTTGTTAGGAGTTCATGGACAGTAACTATTACCGAAGTTTATCCATTATATCTAGTTCTTACTGGTTCACTTCCGAATGTAAATAATAGTAGTTCACAAGATTCTATTTGGTTAATATATACTGATTCTACTCATGATGAAATAAATTTAAGTTTAAACTTTACAGATAGTGAAAATCCTACTTCTACACCAGATAGTTTAATTGATGGTGAAGTAAGCAGATTTTCTTATCAAGGACTTACAGCATTATCGGTTGGTTCTACAGCTAATTTAACACAATTAGGCAAAAAGTCTGGACAATTTGCAATAACAACTACTACAATTAAGCGTTTAGCTGATTCTACTAACGTATATGTAACTGGAAGAAGTGTTAGAAATTATGAAGTATCATTTACTACGATCTTCTCTGGAATGTTGTTTGAAAATATGTTTATTGGTAAAAAATGCCTTAAACAATTTGCTCAATTAGATTTTAGAGTAGTGTCTTCTGAAACAATTAAGCCTACTACAATATCTATAGATGATGAATGTGATACTGGATGGTTTAATGAGTCTTACAATACAGAAATTCCAAAGGTATTATTAGCTACAGATGATACTAGTAAATTATACTACAATGAACCTATTAGTTTTACGGCTACAATACAAGTTAAAGGCACAACTACTACTCAATTAGAAATAGGTGCTGTTTATGAAACTTTTGATGATACATATAATTTAAATAAATCACAAAATCAAAGTGATAAATTATTTTTACTTAAAACTGGATTAATAGGAGTTGCAAACATAGGTAGTACATATACTTCTTTAGGAATTGGAGCGTATCAAATAACATTAAATAGCTTTTCTTACTTTGATTCTGGTGGAGATAGGTTTTTTAATGTTGGATTAAGTTTTAATCCTTATACGTTTAAATCATTTATTGAAACTAGAGGCGACTCTGACAGACAATTTTATCTATGGATTAAGGCTGAAAACTATAATTATCTTGTTTTTGGTGGTAATTTAGAATATAAATACGAAATAGGTGAAGAAATTATACCATATACAAATACTGTATTTAACCACTCTTACAATTTAGATTATTCAGACCTTACAACACCTATTCAATGTAACGATATAAACATAGAGGATGATTTAGGATTTATAGCTGACTTTGATTTATTTCAGTTAAATGTAAATTCGTCTGTTAAATCTAGTATTGTTGTATATAATTCTATTACTTGGGATGAATTTGTATTAGATTCTATTGAATTTGACATATCACAACAAGATTTAAACTATTTTACAAAACAAACACTCGCTTTAAATAATAATTTACCTCAAAGTTCTGCAAAGAAAGTAGCATATTTAATGCAAAAAGCAAACGATGAAGGAATTATAACGGTTAGATTATACTATCCATTTTTAATTAATTGGACTTACTGGCAAAAACTATTAAATACACATCCTTACTTTACTTCTAAAAATATTAGCAACAATGATTGGTTTAATTTTCAAGTTGCACCATGGTCGCTAAAAATAAAAACAGAGATTGTTCGTAATGGTAAAACAGATTGGTTTTATAAAGACATCTCAATTAAAGACTATAACGATAGTACAGTTGTATCTACCATATCTTTGTTTGACTACACTACAATGAGTTCCTTAAACAGCCTTAAAGAAGATAAACAAATACTTATTAGAGCAACACACGTAGCACCTACTGCATGGTTAAGTGATATTTACGGACAAATAACTATTGAACCTAAGGAAAGTTCTCCAAGATGGGTTATGTCTACTGAAATAGATACCAATACTGATAATGTTAATCCTTTGTATGGTATTACAGATAATAAACTAACTACTAGCGGAATAGGAACTAATACTATTATTTTTGAATGTTTATTAGATATGACTAAAGTAACGTCTGGTAATTTATGTATTACTTCAAAAATAAGTGATGATTCAGCACAAGGTGGAGATTTATTTATTTATACGACTGGAATTGGAGTTTCTAACACAAATAATATTAATTTTATAACAGCATAATAAAGATATGAGTGAACAACTAAAACAGCAAACATTATATAATGTTTCCGAATCAAATACTAAGAACTTACTATGGGCTGATGTTTATGTAAGTGGTACAGAAGGTGCATCTGGAATTTATGCTTCTCGTAGAATGACTTGGGCGCAATGGATAGCCTATCTTAATGCAAACGGAGCAACAGGTAAAAGTGCTTATGAAGTAGCGGTAGCAAACGGATTTGTAGGAACTGAAAGTCAATGGTTATTATCTTTAGAAGGTACAGATGGTACAAATGGTACAAATGGTACAAATGGTGCTGATGGTGATAGAGCACTAATGACTCTTAACTATCAAAGTAGCAATTTAACACTTCAAACTGGAACTTTAACATTACCAGTAAATCCTTCTTTTCCTTTAGTTAATTTAGGATGGATACAAGGTACTAGAATTAGAATTTGGAATAGTGCTACAGCATATATGGAAGGTGTTATTACTTCTACTATAAATAATCCGCAAACAACTAATATTTCAGTTAATATTGACTACGTTATTGGTAGTGGTACTCAATCTTTATGGAATGTAAGTGTTGCTGGAGATTTAGGTAATGGAAATCCAAGGGTTCAAACAGTTACAAGTTCAGCTACAGTTACACCAGTATCAACAAATGATATAGTAACTATTACAGCGCAAGCTGTTGGACTTACACTTGCTAATCCTACTGGTACTTTTGTTGAAGGTCAAGCATTAATGATTAGAATAAAAGATAATGGTACTGCAAGAACAATTGCTTTTGACACTAATTACAGAGCAATTGGAATAACTTTACCTACTACTACTGTTATTAGTAAAACTATCTACCTTGGAATTATATACAATTCTACGGATGGTAAATGGGATATTATAGGTTTAAATCAGCAAGCATAATGTATTATAGTTTAATAAGTTCAATGTTAAAAACAACAGTAAGTACATTACTTACTAGTTTATACGCCGTATATAAAGGCGAGTCAAATGCAAATGATTCATTAGGTACTTACAATGGAACGCCACAAGGTGGATTGACTTTTACAACTGGTAAAAGTGGAAATGCTTTTACTTTTAATGGAACTAGTGCAGAGATAGCTTTGGCAGATAACTTCAAATTTACAGGAGGAGAATTCTCTGTGTCATTTTGGGTTTATCCAACGGATGTAACTAATGCGCAAGGAGTGGTAACTAATTTCCAACAAACATCTTTTTTTACTGTTTACTGGGGCTGGAAGATTTGGTTATATAACGGTAAAATAACTTTTACAAAAGGTAACGGAACAACTACACCATATAGTTTAGATAGTAATACACTATCTATTAATACATGGTATCATGTTACATTTACAAGAAGTGATAGTAATAATCGTACAAGATGTTATATAAATGGTTCTTTAGTTTCTTCGGACACTGACACACACACTATTAGTTATTACATTACTCATTATCCGAGAATAGGCTCTAGAAAATCATATGATACAACAGATTTATTTATGAAATCTGGTTCTAAAATTGATGAGCTTAATTTCCATAATAGAGAAATAACACAAGCAGAAGTAACTGAATTGCAAACAAAATATTATCCTTTTTAAACTATGATTAAAGTAAGACAATTAACACTAGAACAAAAAAACATCCTTGTAGGTAAAGTATGGGGTTTTCAAGGTCAATTATTCAATCCACAAATTGATGCTAACGGAATTTGGTTTATATCCAATGAAGAGGTGAATGGATGTACATTAACGCAAGCACAATTAATTGGTTGTGATACATGGTTATTGACTTTACCAGAAATTGATTATAATCCAGTAATAACTGAAATGCCATTATAATGAAAGTATTTGTAAAAGGTAATTTCTTCACTTATATTGATGCAAATAATTTATTTTGGATTGACAACTGCGAAAACGTAATAGTATATAAAAATGATACTGAATCTAGTACATACAATATATTATTAAAATCTTCTAATACAAGGTTTACGGATATACCTTTTGCAAGTATTAACGATGAAACTAATACACCATACGCAAGTCAAGCTATATTTGAAGAATATATATACGAAAATACTGGAGTAAGGTTTCAACAGCCTTTAATTGCACTAAACGATTTAGATGATGTTGTTGTTTCAGCACCTTCTAACGGACAATCTTTGGTTTATAATGGTACTACTTCAAAGTGGGAAAATTTAACTAGTTCAGCTACTGGTGGGGATATGAATAAGTCTGTTTATGATACTGATAACGATGGTGTTGTTGATAGTTCGGAAAAGCTAGAGTTTATTGGTAAAAACTCAACTGGAGTAACTATCGGTAAAACTAAAGTAGTTTATATTAGTGGTGCTACTGGACAATTGCCTAACATTACACTAGCAGATGCTTCTACTGAAATAACTAGTTCAAAAACTATTGGTATAACTAGAACTTCAATAGCTAACAATTCAGATGGATATGTTATAACACATGGAACAATACACGATATTAACACTTCGGCTTTTGCAGATGGTGATGCTTTATGGCTATCTGAAACAGCGGGTGAATTTACAAATGTTATACCATCAGAGCCAGCACACGCTGTATTTATTGGATATGTTGCTTATGCTCATCCAACAGCGGGTAAAATCATTCTTCATATTCAAAATGGGTACGAATTAAATGAATTACATGGTGTTAAAATCACAAGTGAAACGGATAAAGACATAGTTTATTATAACAATTCAACTGGTTTATGGGAAAATGCTACTATTCCAGAAGTTTTAGGTTACACTCCTTCACAAAATAATAGTCAATTTGTATTTGTACATTCTAAATCTAACCTACCAACTCCTTCTGGTGGGGTAATAACGCTTGCTAGTAACGTAACTTATTATTTTACTACTACAGTAGACTTAACTGGAGATAGGCTAGTGGGTAGCACTAATACGACTATTTTAGGTGGTTCATCTGAAAATTGTAGAATAAAATCAACTGGACTTACTGGAACTGCATTAATCACTTCTTCTTACTCTTTACCAATTAGAAACGTAACAATTGAAGCAGATATAGCTTTAAATTTAAGTGGTGATGGTGTAACTACTGCGTTAGATTGGTTTGGTGTAAACTTTACAGATTGTAATACAGTTGGTACAATTGCTAACTATACAAACTTTGTGATGTCAGATAGCGCTTTCTTAAATTCACAAGGATTAACTTTTGATGGAACTATTGGAACAATTGGAATAAGCAACTCATTATTTGATTGTAAAGCGTCAGGTACAGCAATAACAATATCATCAGGAGCAAACATTACACGTAGATTTAGAATTATTTACTCGTCATTTGTTGTATTGTCAGGTGAAACAGCATTAAATGTAAATGCTAGTGCTACTATTGGTGATGAAAAATACATTTTAGATACTATAAACTTTAGTGGTGGTGGTTCATACGTAGCTGGAGTAACACACACTAGCAATAAAGCATTATTTGTAAACTGTGTAAATATTACAAATACAGCTACTCGTGGATTTATGTACATGGTAAACAACACTACAGATACTACTATTGGTTCTCCAAATGTAAACGTATGGGTTAAAGCGAGTGGAACAACTACTGCAAGTGCTGACAACTCTAAGTTTTCACATTCTGCAAATAGACTTACTTATAGCGGTGCTTTTTCAAACTCTTTTCAGATTAGTGTAAATTGTAGTGTTAGGTCAGGTTCTGTTTCGCAAGTCATATCAATTGGAATAGCAAAGAACGGAACAATATTAGCAGAAAGTGAAATGACAGTTAGGACAGATGTTGCCAATCAAGAATATCCAAGTTCTACCTCTTGTCAATTAAGCATGACTACAAATGATTATGTTGAGGTTTTTGTTAAAAACACTTCGAGTTCAAACATGAGAATAGCCGATTTAAATGTTTCAGCAATTAAAATACCAGTATAATGAATGAAGTTAGATTAATATTAGAGCAATTAAGAAAAACAAAAACCTTAGTAATTATCATACTTTTAATTGCTTTTGTATTATTTTATTATAAATCTTTAATTACAGAAGTAGTTGAAACAGAAATAGATACAGAAGACGAGGTAAAGAAAGACATTACTAATAACGTGCTAATTCAGCAGATGCTTAATGATTTAATGTTAAAATACAAAGCTGATAGAGCATATATTTTTCAGTTTTCTAATAGTATTTTTTATTACGACCAAACTCATAGAAACCATACTTCGATGAGCTTCGAGGTATGTGCAAATGGAATTAGCTATGAATCCAGACAGCTACAAAAATTACCAGTGAGTTTATTTCCTATATTCCTTCAAGAAATAATGTTGGATAAATGTAAGTATGAGGATATAGATTGTTTACAAGAAACTTCTACTAGAATATCTTTAAAAGAACAAGGGATTAAATCTTTAATTGTAGCACCTTACTTTAAAGATGGTAAATTCGTAGCTTATTTAGGATTGGATTACGTTAAGCAATATAATGAATTGAATTTTAACTACCATGAGTTCAAACAAAAAACAAATGAGATAGGCAGAATACTCTGCGAATAAGTTAGTATCTTATCAAAATAATTTTAAATACAAGCATATGCCAACTCCATTATACAACAGAACAAAGAAATGTTATAATATAATTCAAAAGAGAAAACAAAAAGCAACAGAAGTTTACGATGATTCTCCAAAAGAATGTTGTGTTCCAGAACTTGTTTTAGCTTTACCTTCCGACCCATCTAGCACATGGAAGAACGATATTACTTCTGCATGGTTTAAGTTAGATGACCCAGCGGTAGATACAATTGAGTTTAAGTTGTACAAACAAGTTAATGGTATTGATGTTTTAGCTAATTACCAGCCTATAAAAACTCCAGTAGTAGTTAATCCTAAAGGAACTGACTTTTACGCAACTATTCCATGGAAAACAGTTTTATCTACAGATGGTGAAGGTTGTTATACATATAAATTATTGTGGAATATTGGTGGTATAGCTGGAAGTGATATATGGGGTGAATATAAGTTACTTACTTATTCTACTGATACAGCTAAAGGAACAATAAGATTAAGAGCAGTATTAAATCAATTTAACAATATTGAAAGTATTGACTTTACAAATTCTAAAGTTCAAGATACTTTACGTTTTACTGGTTTCTTTGGTAAGCGTGAACCTACTTTTGTAATTGATAACTTAGTATATCAAGATAGAAAATCATATAATGTACAACGTGAGATAATTAATAACTACACATTGTTTACTGACCCTATTAAACAAAAATATGCAGACAAGATTATTGATTTGTATTTACTTTCAGAATTTGAACTTTACGCTTCCGACCACAATCCATTTAATTTCAGTAGTGAATTTAAAGATACAGAACTTATTGTTGAGGAATCACCAACTTTAGAATATATAGATTTTACTAACTTTGTTAAAATAACAGCTAAGTTACAAGATAAGAAAAAAGATAAATTAACTAAATACAATGGCTAAAAGAAGGTTTTGTGAAGGAATGATAGTAGAAGGTAAGAAAGTGAAGGAAGTCTTTAGGGATGGTACTGGATATATGCTTACATTCGAAGATGGTACATGGAAAATATATAAATAAATAATTATGGGAATTTTAGACAGAATTAAATCAAAAACACCTAAGAAAAATAAATTAGGTGCAAAAGTATCAGCAGTATTAGGTGCTGTAGCTTTAGGAGTAGCTGAAAGTGGAGTGGTAGATAACAGACCAGTTATTAAAATTGCACTAGAGATATTGTCAGTTAAATTAGGCGCTATTGCCATTTATAACGCACAGAAAGTACAAACAGATGCTAACGACTAAACAATTAATAAAAAAGTACGGAGTACCTTCTGAAACAGGTGCTTCATACTTAGTAAATATAAATCTACCTTACCCTATGCGACTTGCTTGGGATAAAAAAACTAAGGTGAATAGAATAAGTTGTCATAGATTGGTTGCAAACAACTTTTTAAACGTGTTTAACGAACTTTTATCTACTTATGGGTACGATAAGATAGTTGAATTAGGAATAGACCTTTATGGTGGATGTTTTAATTATCGTAAAATGCGTGGTGGAACAGATTGGAGTAAACACTCATGGGGTGTAGCTATTGATTTAGACCCCGAAAGAAATCTATTGAAAGAAACTTCAAAGACTGCAAGATTTGCTAGACCAGAATATAAACAAATGATTGATATTTTTTACAAACATGGATTTATAGGATTAGGTAGAGAACAGAATCGTGATTTTATGCACTTCGAGATAAAAGAATAACTATATTTGTTACTCGTTCTTTTCTAAACTTTTGCCAGAGTTTAAACGCAAGGATTAATTTCTTTGCGTTTTTTTGTGTAAAAAAGATTTTTATTAGAAAAGAATAGTTATATTTGCAGAAACTAAAACATTTGGCAATGGAAAAAGAAAAATTAATGAGTTATGTATTAGGATATAAGCCTGACTACATAGATGAAAGTGAAGTTGTATTTACTTTCTTAAATCAATCAGAATTACAGATTAATTGGAGAGGTATTTCACGTAAGTTTTGTGTGTATGGCGCTGAATGGTGTCCTATTGAGCAAGAAGACGATGAATGGTTTGATAATGGTTATTGTTTTGAAACGGAAGATTTAATGCAATTTACCAACTTTGAAGAAGAAAACACTTGTATTCATTGTGAAGGTAAAGGAACTCAAGAAACATTGTATTGCACTAAACCAGCTTCTGAATGTTGCGGTTCGTGTTATGAAACAGAAGAATGTGAATGTGAACTATTTTATCCTTTATAACATGAAAAAAATAAGCACTTTATTTAAAAAAGACCCTAATAACTTAGGTAGAGTTATTAACGAAGTTAATTCTGAAAATGAATGGGCTTTTTCAGAAGGAATACCAACACGTAAATTTGACGGAACAGCAGTTGCTATAATTAACGGAGAAGTTTATAAGAGATATGATGCAAAAAAAGGCAGACAAATTCCAGATGGTGCAATACCTTGTCAAGAAGCAGATTTAATTACAGGACATCATCCTCATTGGGTAAAATGCGATAGAAAAAAAAATGAAGATAAATATTTTTTTGAAGGTTATGATTCATTTCTTAAAATAAGCAATATTGAAGATGGTACTTATGAATTGGTTGGAGAAAAAATACAAGGAAATCCAGAGAATCTAAAAGGGCATCATTTGTTTAAACATGGAGTTTGGATGTTAGCATTAGAAGATTATAGTTTTGAGTATCTCAAAGAATATCTTTCAAACCCAAAAAATGATATTGAAGGAATAGTGTTTCATCATAGGTCAGATGGTCGTATGTGTAAATTAAGAAAATCTGATTTTGGAATTAAAAGATAACAGCAATAAATTAAAGACTATTACAACATGAAAAGACCTAATCTAATAGACCGAATAATGTTTTTCGATAGATTCGATTCAGATAAGTACACGGAGTTCTTAGAAGCAAGAAAAGTTAAAGAACCAATTGATGTACAAGAACTAGAATTTGAAAGTAATTATGGTTGTTTACAAATGATTCAAATGTTCTTATACATAGTATTACTTCTACTTGTTATTGTTGCACTTTATAAATTTATTTAAGATGGAGAATAAAATAATATGTTGGTGGAGTGGAGGTATCACTTCGGCAGTTGCTTGTAAGTTGTCAATAGATATGTTTGGAGTAGAAAATTGTAGAGTAATTATGATTGATACTAAAAACGAGCATCCAGATACATATAGATTTCTTAAAGATTGTGAAAACTGGTACGGATTAGAAATTGAAATTATCACTGGAATTGGTGAAAAGTATGGAAATATCTTTGATGTTTGGAGAAAACATAAATCTTTAAATACGGCTACTGGGGCAATTTGTTCTACTAATTTAAAACGATTAGTTCGTGAAAAATGGGAAAAAACAAATGTATTTAAGCACCAAGTTTTTGGTTTTGAATTTGATAAGAAGGAAATGAATCGTGCCTTATCAATGACTATGAATCATGGTAAAAGAGTTAAAGCGATTTACCCACTATTATTATTTGCATACGATAAAAAGGATTGCTTAAAAATTGTAGAAGAAGCAGGATTAGAAGTTCCAAAAATGTATCAATTAGGATTTCAAAATAATAATTGTTTTTCTACTGGTTGTGTTCAAGGTGGTATTGGTTATTGGCAAAAAATGAAATATGAATTTCCAGATAAATTTGATGTAATGGCAGATTTAGAGCATGAACTTACAGAACTTAAAGGAGAACCAGTTACAATGCTAAAAGACCAAGGTAAAGTAGCTAAAGAACGTGTAGAATTAAATCCTAAGTCTAATTTAGTATTTCTTAGAAAGCACCCTTTATACCCTAACAACAAATGTCTTGACGATATGCCTTCACGTAAAGTTGAACCTTTATTTGAATGTAATGGTATGTGTGGAATCAATGATTTATCTGAAAGAATACAAACCGAATTAGAATTAAACTTTGGAATATGATATTAAAAAATGAGATTTGGAATTTTTTGCCAGATTCAAATAATGAATATAAAGTAAGTAATCTCGGAAGAGTTAAAAGTTTAAAAAATGGTAAAGATAAAGTATTAAAATTGGTATTAAAAAATAGTGGTTATTATCAAGTTTCTATATGTACAAATAAAAAAGTATTATCAAAAAGAGTACATCAATTAGTTGCTTTATCGTTTTTAAAATATAATATAGATAGTGATTTAGTAATTGACCATATAAATAATATTAAAACTGATAATAGACTTGAAAATCTACAAGTAATTACTCATAGAGAAAATACTTCTAAAGACAGAAAAAATAAAACTTCTAAATATACTGGTGTGTGTTGGGATAAAAAAATTAAAAAATGGCATTCAACTATATCTAATAACAACAAAAGAATACATTTAGGATTTTTCAAATGTGAACTAAAAGCACATTATATTTATATAAATAACTTAAATAAAATAAAGAATGATAGCAGGATTTGAAAGTTTAACGGAAGAACTGAACGAAGAAGAAAGAATGTTAGCTAAAAGATTAATTTCTGCATTCTCAAAAAGAAGTAAAATTAATCCAGTAACAGCAAGTGAAATTGTATCTGGTGTAAATAAAAATATGAAACTAACACAAAAGTTTTCAGATAGGAGATTAAGAAAAATAATTAATCATTACAGAGTGCATGGAATATTACCTATAATAAGCACTTCTAAAGGCTATTACGTTTCTTATGACGAGAATGAAATAGAAGGTATGGTTATATCTTTAAGTCAACGAGCAAACTCAATCTTAGAAGGCTGTTATGGTTTACAGAGAATTTTAAAAGAAGAAAAATTAAAAAAAGATATAGGAATTAAATAATTTATTATATTTGTACCATCGAAGCGTAGGAAACTCCGAAAAACATTTTTTATAACACAAAGTCAAGCAACAAGGTTTTCCTACGCACCTTCGTTAGCTTGGCTTTTTTTTTCACTAAAAGTTACTGGTAATCTAAAAACCTTTATTGTATTATGGTAAGTTTAAAATTCAAATGCTCATTAATTTCAAAAGACTTTATTGAAATAGAAGCAACAAATCAGAGAATTGAAATCGTAATAGTTAATCATGATTATTTTGATGAAGAACATGAAACTTGTGGTGTAATACTAGATAAGTTCACGGCTATTAAGCTATCTAAAGAACTTCGTAAACAAATTGCTTTATTAGATTAGTTATGGAAAAGATGCAATGGTTTAAATTCTCTATTTCGGAATGGAAGATGGGAAAGATTCAAAAATGTACTCCAGAAGCTAAATCTTCATTTATGGAATTATGTTGTTTATACTGGATAAATGAAACTAAACTTTCTATTGAAGATGCAATTATTGAATGTGATGAAGATAATTATAAAAATCTTTTATCTAAAAAAGTAATTAAAGAAGTTGGTGGTTTTATAAAAATTTATTTCTTAGATGAACAGTTTGAAAATGCCTTAGAGAAATCTGTAAAAGCCAGAGAATCAGTAGAAAAGAGGTGGTCAAAACGTAATACGATAGTATTAGGAACGAATAACGATAGTAATACGAACGTATTACAAACGAATTACGATAGTAATACAGAAGAGAAAAGAAAAGAAGAGATATATACTCCTCCGTCGTTCGATTTTAAAAAATCTCTTTTGTCTTTAGGTTTTGATTCTAAATTAGTTTCTGAATGGATAAAAGTTCGTAAAGCTAAAAAACTTACAAATACAGAAACTGCACTAGATAAATTCATAAAGCAAGTTGAACTTACTGGATTAGATAAAAACTTAGTCTTAGAAAAATGTGTAGAAAAAAGTTGGGGTGGGTTTGAAAGTTCATGGATAACAAATGTAACGGTACAGCAAAACAATAATCAAGTTAAAGTTTTAGGTACAACAGCAGATGGTGAAGTTATAACCGATATGTATGTTTATACTGCTTACAAACAAATGGGGAAAATATGATTTTAAAAGATGGACATAGCACAAGTTACCTATTCGATTATAGAGATGGTAAAATACCACAAGGGCTTGGATTAGGTATTTACTTAGATGATTATTTAAGATTTAAAAGAGGTCAATTAAATTTTATACTTGGACATGATAACGTAGGTAAATCTTACTGGATGTTATGGTATTTTCTTGCACTAGCAACTAATCATAATCTTACATTCACTTTGTTTATGGATGAAAATTCAGCACAAAAAGCAATGAGAGATTTAATACGTATGTATTTTGGTAGAAAGATAACTGAACTTACGGATAGTGAATTACAAGTTGGAATAATGAAAATTGAACATCACTTTAAATTTGTAGACAACTTGAAACGATACACTCCAGAGGAATTATTAGATGTGTTTAAAACAAGCAAAACAGATGCTTACTTAATAGACCCTTTTAACGGATTAAAGACAGCTTTATCTTATTCTAGTAATTACGATGTTTTAAATGATTTAAAAATGTTTTGTAAGACTACTAATTCAACTATCTACATAAATGCTCACCCCAGTACAGCTAGTGGTCGTAGACAAGCAGTTTACCAACAAGGACACGCATGGGCAGGTCATATCACACCTCCGTTTAAAGATGACATTGAAGGTGGTAAAGCATTTTCAAATAAGGCAGATGATTTTATTGTAATCCATAGATTGATTGGTAGTGAAACAATGAAGTTTGAAACACTTGTAGAAATTAAAAAAGTAAAAGATACTGATGATGGTGGCGGTCAAACATTACTTGAACAACCTATAATGTTTAATTACAATTCTGCAAATGGATTTAAATGCGGTGGTATAGATTGTATAAAACATCCTAAAACAAGTTATCAAGCACCAGTAGAACTTCCGATTCCAAAACATCCACCAGTAGCAAGTTTCTATGAAGCTGGAGTTAGAGAGAATGAACCAGAAAGAATTATTAACGACCCTGACAAAGGGATTCAATTTCCATTTTAATTATGAATGAACTAGATTTAATACTCGCTAGAGTAAATATTAACACTACAATTGCAAAACTTAAGAACAGTACAGAAGAAATAAAGGAAAAGAACCCCCAAAGAGTCGATTTAACGAACTCAATGGAAGATTCCATAGGACAACTCGTTTTTTCAGTTTCGATGTATGACGTGCTAGAAAAAGAGTATAGAACGGCAAGATTACTTTCTAACAACTATTGCAGTCATATTATGCAGTTAGAAGAAAGGATTAGGTTATTAGAAAAACAAAATAAATTATTATTAGAAGGATTATGAGAGCAATTGAATTAAAAATTGGAAATTATGTTACAGATGGGTATTATGATTCATTTAAAACGATATTTGAAGTAGAATCTATTAGTGAAAAAGGAATAAATCTTTCAATAAAAGATGATGGAAGATGGGGGGAAATAGCTGATATATGGATTGAACCCGAATATGAATTTGATTTATTATTTGGAATTCCGCTAACAGAAGAATGGTTATTGAAGTTTGGATTTACAAAATACGAATGGATGAACGGATATTTTATAAAAACATTTTTCGGTGATTTAATGATTCAATTTTTTAAAGATGAAATACATTTATTTTTTACAAAAGTTTCTATTGATTCAAAAGGAATGATGTTTGATGGTAGAAGATTTGCAGGTAATAAAAAATCATTTACTAAAGTTAAATACCTTCACCAACTTCAAAACCTGTACTTTTCATTAACAGGAGAGGAATTAACAATTAAAAATAAATAATTATGAGTTGGAAAATTAATAAAGATGGTAAACAATTAGAGTTTACAGAAGAAATGATCCCTGAGAAAGCAGTTGGGTTTGTTTACCTTATGACAGCAATAGTAGATGGTAAATTCGTTAAGTACATTGGCAAAAAGAACTTTTATGCTGATGTAAAGACTAAACTTGGTAAAAAAGAAATGCCTACCGATAAGCGTTTAAAACAATACAAACGTGTAAAAAAGTTCACTTACAAAAATTACTATAGTTCCAATGAAGTATTGAAAGCACATAAGCAATCTGGAGGTGAAATACAGCGTATAATTATTGAGTTTGCATACTCTAAAATTCAGTTGACGTATCTAGAATGCAAGCATTTGTTCATGGAAGAAGTACTAGAAAGTGAAGAATATTTAAACAATAATATACTTGGAAAGTTCTATAAAACAACAAGTTAAGTCTTAAAGATAAAATAATTGCATATTTTTACACAAAAAAGATTGTTTATTCATAAAAGTTCCGTAGATTTGTAAAAACAAAAGGCAAATAGTTATGAACGTAATGTTTAAAAAAGCGATTGAGTTCGCAGAAAATCTTGAAGGTAAAGCTACCCAAGACAAAATTGATGAGTTTCACAACTTAATCAGATGTGTTATTTTCGAAGTAGAAAATACAGCCAAAGTAAACCATCCAACCATGTCATATACAGCTATGAAATGTGAATTTGAGTCGATGGTAGTTTTGTTATTGTTTAAAATGTTATTCGCTAAGGAAAGACAAAATAGAACAGTAGAGTTAGTAATCAATAATTTAAAATCGTAATGGAAAAAAGATGTACAATCTTGCTTACTCCAGAGGTAACAGAAGCGATGGATATTGCATTTGCAATTGGGTTCCAGAAGCAAGAAAAAGAAAGAGTAAAAACAAAATCACAGCAAATTGCATACGCACTAGAGTTGTTAGCAAAGTTGCACAAGCAAAACAAAATAGATAACGTATTATTAATCAATTTAAAATAAAGAAAGATGGAAGGTTTAGAATTAGAAATGAACGGAGTATCTCACTTGTTAAGTAAGGTTCAAAATGAAGTTAAGGTATTGAAAAACAACTTTAATGCTTTTGGTAAATACAAGTTCCGTTCTGTAGAGGATATTCAAGTAGCAGTTAAACCTATTTTATTACAATACGAAGCAGTAATTGTGCTTTCAGATTCAGTAATTGAACTATGTAATATTCCAGTTATACAAGCAACAGCAAAGTTTATTTGTCCATTCGGAGAGATAGTAGTTTCTGCACAAGCTGGAGTTGATATTCATAAAAAAGGTATGGATATTCCGCAGACATTCGGTACGGCTTCCAGTTACGCTCGAAAATATGCGCTTGGGGGACTTTTACTTTTGGATGATGTTGCTGATTCAGATGCTACAAATAGTCATAAAGACGAGCCTAAAAAAGTATTACCAACGTGTTCAGATTTATTATTTGAAAAAGCAATAGCACGTTTTGAAGGTGGTGAAGCAGATATCTTTGATAAGTTATCTAAAACTTATACTTTGACTGGTAAACAAGCGTTAGAAATTAAAGCTATTACAAATGGATGAGTTGTACATGGAAATGCTTATGAAAGACCCAGAATACATGATGCAATTAGAATGGGAGCAGTCAAATGTTCCCAATTATTAACTTAAGAAGAAAGAAAGATGAAAGAAGTATATTGGACAATGGCAAATGGGAAAAAGATTAACGTAAATGATATGGATGAAAAACATCTTAGAAATACATTGAAATTAATACTTAGAGCAATTCAATCTCAAAAAAAACCAAAACAAAAATTAGACCATCACTCTGGTTTATCTGGAGATATAGCACAAAGTCATTACGACATGATGATGGATAATGAGTATGCTAATGATATGGGGTATTTTCAAGGATTATAAATAAATAAATAAAAAATAAAATGGAAAGTAAAAGTTTATACAGCATTACAACAGAATATAGAATGTTGATGCAAGAAATAGAAGAATGTGAAGGAGTATTAACTCCAGAGTTAGAAGAAG